TAATTAAGACATTTGGTTGTAGATTATTTCAAGCTAATGGAGATTGGTATATTTTACCAATGAATCAACAAGCTGACACAATATATTACACAAGATATGTTGTTGATGATGTGCCAACTGTTAGTGGTAACGGAGTATTAACTAATACAATAAACATACAACCTTATCAAGAGGGTAATGTTCATTTTGTAAATAATAACCAAACTAAAATTGTTAGAAAAGGTTATCCAACTATTGAAGCAACCTTGCCGTATGAATATGCTGCAAATTATATATATAATGGAACTTTTAAATTTACTACTGGTTCAGGTGCTTCATTAAGGGCAAATGGATGGAGTGAGTTTGAATCTGGTACATCAAGGGCAACTTTAGTTTTATTACCAGAAGACCAATCAAATAGATATGAGGTATTTTATTTAGGTAGTGGAAATGCATATATTCAAAACTATTTTGCATTGCCTACTGCTTATGAATATTTACCAAAAATGTATGGAACAAGTGCAACTTTATTTTTTGAATATCAAGCACCAAGTCAAATAAGAGTATATATTACTGCATTTATTGGTGGTGTAACTTATTATTTAAGAAGTGATGATATTTGGACTACAACTGTAAGTTTTAGAGATGTTGCTGGCTCTCCAAATTCTTATGCTAATAGGTCTGTTAATATTCCATTAGGATTTTCAGTTGAATTAGGTTTTCCTATACAAGGATTAATAGGAGTTAAGTTCGAGGCAGCTAATGGTGCAGCAGGTGGGTATATTAAAAATGTAAAATTAGCACAAGATGATACTACTATAAAAGAAGTTGTAATAACAAGAAATATTGGTTCTACATCTCAAATTGCAACAGATATAGATATTCCTTATAGTGCTATTTATCCAAGTCAAGGAGCAGCACCAATAGAAAATAATGTAGGTTTATTATTTGATGAAGATGGTGTAATATTAAGAGATTGGTATAGATATGGATATCCTCCAGAAGATTTTGGTATGTTGGCTGAATTAGTTATGCGACAATATTCTAATTTGTTAAATAGAAATATTGCTACTTTAGAAGGTGATTTAGGTGCAATATCTGGAACAAATGGATTTATTTATCTTGATAAAACATATACAATACAAGATTCAAGCACAAATGCTTTGTCTTATAATGGTAAGAAGTTTTTAATAAATAGGCTTACATCAAATCCTTATATGGATGAAACAAGCCAAATACAACTTTTAGAGATTACAATGGTTGATAATGCTTCAACTGCTACTATTGATTACATTGGAGATGTTACAATAGAAACTCCAAAAAGATATTTTAATAATGCGTAAATTTGTAATATGGCAGCAGTAATAATACAAGAATTTCCAAATTACTCAATAAATGAGGTTGGGGAAGTAACAAACATAAGAACTGGTAAGCGTTTAATAAATACTACAAGTAAAAATGGTTATAGTATTGTTTGCCTATATAATGAATATGGTAGAAAAATGATATACGTTCATAGGCTTTTGGCTGAATATTTTATCCCAAAAGTTGAAGGAATGAATCACGTTAATCATAAAAACGGCATAAAAAATGATTATAGATTAGAAAATTTAGAGTGGTGTAATCATTCAATCAATATGCAACACGCTTGGGATAATGGTTTGTCTGAAAATGTAAGAGCAGCAAATAAAACAAAAAGGTCTAAATTAGTATTAGATTTTAATACAGGTATTTTTTATGATTCAGCAAAAGAAGCTGCAAATTTACTTGGTATAAATGCAAATACTTTAAGGGCATATTTGTCAAACTATTACCCAAATAAAACAAATTTAAAATACGTATAAAATGGGAGCAGTAATAGGAAACAATGTGATGCTTTATTACCATAGAACAGATGTTGACCCAGAGGTTGATGTCGCATTTGCTTGTAGTACAACTTGTACTTTTAATGTAAGCGTAGACCAAAAAGAGGTAACAAGCCAAACAAGTGCTTGGTTTAGAGAATATAAAAACGATGTAGCTACTTGGAGTGTAACTTGTGATGGGTTAATAACTTTGAGTGGTTTTTCTTATTTGTTTATGTTAGAAAAGCAGTTAGCCAGAGAGCCAATAGAGATTAAATTTGTAGTGGATAACGGAATTGATGGTTTGGTTATTATTAACGGAATTTGTAATATATCAAGTTTAGCAATTAACGCACCACAAAAAGATGTGGCTACATATAACATTAGCCTACAAGGTACAGGTGCATACAATACAACAGGAACAAGCGTAGACCCAAGCGGTGTTATTATAGTAGGTGCAAACCCTGTCAAGACAAAAGGTTACACGGCAAGTGGTGGCGAAACATCAATTACATTTGCTGACACGATTGGTTACAATTGTCTTTACGTTTCAAGAGGTGGTGTGGATGCACAAAACATTTTAACAAGCGGAGTTCCAACTGGAGATGATGTGAAGTTTGTGAGTGCGACAGGAGTTCTTACTTTTGGTAGAGCATTAGCAGCTGGGGAATATATTAGAGGATTATTTCAATAAAATATTATGAGTCAATTACAAGTAACAGGAGAAGCGAAAATAAGGGATTTACAAGGACCAGTGGTTTCAAATTCTGGAGTGATTTCTGCTTTAGATGGAGATGCTTCTCAATATGTACGAGGAGATGGTACTTTAGCGGATTTCCCTACATCAACTGGTGGTGGAAGTTCGGTTTCATATTATCTTAACTCAAGCGTAAGTCAAGGTACAATCGGTGGGGTTGCTTATAGACAATTAGGCAAAACACCTATTGCTGGTGCTGGAACTGATATAGTTATTTCGGCTAATGGATATGTGGCGAGTTACATAACCGATGCAAATGACCCAGCTTTATTAGAAGTACCAGCTGGTAACTTTAATTGTGAGTTTTATTTTAGTGTAAACTCTAATAATCACAATCCTTATGTTTATGCAGAAGTTTATAAATATGATGGCACAACTTTTTCTTTAATAGGTACAAGCGTTGGAGTTCCAGAGTACATAAATCAAGGAACTGTAATTAATCCTTACTATTTTGCAATTCCTGTTACTTCAAGTGCATTAACTATAACGGATAGAATAGCAATAAGAATATATGTAAACGTAGATGGTAGAGTTGTTACTTTGCATACTGAAAATGGACATCTTTGTCAAGTAGTTACTACTTTCTCTAAGGGATTGACTTCGTTAAATAACTTAACAAGACAAGTACAATTTTTAGGCACAGGAACAATCGGAACTGACTTTAACATATCAAGTTCAACGGCTACTCATACTTTTAATTTACCTATTGCTTCTGCTACAAATACAGGCAAGTTAAGTTCAAGCGATTGGAGTGTGTTTAATGCGAAACAAGCTGCATTGTCATTTACTGCACCTTTAGTTAACACATCTGATACAATATCAATACCTGCTGCTACAAGTTTAGTAGATGGTTATTTAGATAACTTAGATTGGGTTAAATTCAATACTGCTTACAATGATTCAATCATAAGTGCAGCGGTTACAGGAACAACTACAAAAACATTAACTTTAAATCAACAAGATGGCGGTACAATAACTGCTTCTTGGACAGATGATAATACAGATGCTGTTACAAGTGTATTTGGTAGAACAGGTGCGGTTGTAGCGGTTAGTGGAGATTATAATACATCACAAGTAACAGAGTTAACAAACCTTTATTTTACGGATGCAAGGTCAAGGGCTGCTTTAAGTTTTGTAGCAGGAAGTGGTGCTTACAATAGCACAACAGGGGTAATCACAATACCTACAAATAATAACCAAATCACAAATGGCTCTAATTTTATTACTTTAACAAGTTTAAGTGCAGGAGCAGGGATTAGTTATAATAACACAACAGGTGCTATTAGTTCTACAATAACTCAATATACGGATGCTTTAGCAAGGGCATCAATTAGTTTGACCACAACAGGTACAAGTGGAGCAGCAACTTATAATTCAACAACAGGTATTTTAAACGTGCCTAACTATGGTAGTGCTTTAAGTGGTTATTTACCATTAACAGGAGGTACTTTAAGTACAACAAATTCAACAGAAACTTTAAAAATTATTAATGGTGGAAGTGGTTATGCTTTATATGTACAGACTAATTCATATTTTCAAGGTGATTTAACACTTCAGGGTTCTTTAAAAAGTGCTTTTCACACTTTTATTTTACCAAATGCAAGTGGTACTTTAGCCTTAACAAGCAACCTATCTGCTTACCTACCTTTAACTGGTGGTACGCTTACGGGTGCTTTAAGTGGTACAAGTGCTACGTTTTCAAGTAGTGTAACTGTTAATGGCGATAATTCAATCTTTACTGGCGGAACAGCAAATAACTTTAATACATTTCCATTAGGAATAGCTAATACAAAAAATTTAATATTTGTAAGCCCTGCGGCAGCTCAAGCAGGAGGAAGAAATTGGAGTGGTGGTATTGGTGCAAATGCTTCTGAAGATGTATTTTTAGGTGCTTTTAACAATTTATCATTTGGTGCAGGAAGTTTAGCAACAAGAATGACAATATTAGGTTCTAATGGTAACGTATTAATAGGCACAACTACCGATGCAGGATACAAGTTAGATGTTAATGGTAGTGGTAGATTTGCAACTTCATTAAGTACAACAGGAGGTACAAGGAGTATTGAAATGCGTTCTTATTCTGCTGATTGGAGTTATATGAGAAGTAATGGTTCACCATTAGTTTTTGGTACTCAAGATGCAAATACTTTATACATTAGAACAAATGATGTAGATAGACTTACCATAGCATCAAGCGGTGCAGCTACATTCTCAAATAACATAGGATTAGGAGTTACACCGAGTGCGTGGCAAACATCATCTTATAGAGTTATTGAATTACCTAATGGTGCATCGATACACGGACAAACTGATGCTCCTTTAATTGAAGTTGCTTCAAATATGTATAT